CCCTTTTGCTATCGTCTCAGCCATCAATTGCGTTTGCGACTGAACCACTTGTTGCTTTTTGGCTTCAAACTGTGAAACTAATTGACTACGTTCTTGCTGTAGTTGGTTATATGTAAAGAAAAGTTTTTGTGCTTCCACAAAGTCATTATCAGACAACTGTTGCCAATTCACGTTAGCATATTGGTTTAGTTGTTGGTCTAATGCTGTGATCTTTGCTACATCTTCAATCAACACATTGTTAAGTTGCATTTGCTCTTGAAAGGCTTGCTCTTGCATTTTTATCTGCTCAGCATAGGCTTCTAGCTCTTTACGTTGCTCTGCTACTTGTTGTGTCTTTTGTGTGTAGTCTAAGCCTTGTTGTGCTAATGCTACGACTTCGTCTAGTGGTTTTTCGACTTCTTCACCATTGACTTTTAGCTTTAGGATAGCAGGAACTTCATCTTCTTCAGACTGTTCCTCTTCTTCTGCTTCTGTCTCTGATTCTTCGTCTGTTGCTTCTTCTTCTGTACCTTCTTCTTCAGTTGGAACTTCAGCTTCTGCTTCAGCCTCTAGTGGTGGTTGTTCTTTCTCTTCAGGTGCGTCTAAATTAACTTTCACATCTGATTCAATACTATCACCTAGCATAGCCTCTAATCGGCTTTGTGGTGACTGTTCTGCGACTTGGTCACTCATAGTTTTATTTCCTTAAAATTAGACAATAAAAAAGCCCACCGAAGTGAGCTTTAAGTGGGCTTGTCCTTACCCAAATATGGTGGGTTACTCACAGTAGTTTGTACACAACTACTCATAACGGGTTTCAAAGGTTTTAATAGCTCATATGTCTATTGCCCGACCTCGATGTGGAAGACAAACCGAGAATCCCCAGTTCGCTACTCATCCGTGTAACTTATGTTGTTTTTACCCAAATATCTTAAACTTAGGTCTGTCCGTTTGGATAGATGCTAACTTACCTGTTTGCATAACGTCAGTAAGCTGTTTGTTAATTTGATTTAGTAGTTGTAAAGCAATCACTAATCTGTTATGGGTCTTTTCATCACCAATCGCACTATTAGTCATACTATTAACAATGTTCTCTCTAACACGATTAATCGCATCCTTATATACAGGGTTTTCTAGTATCTTTGCTGCTTGTTCACCTAACTTAATTTCTTCTAATGACTTATCCATTTTTTCTCACAGTGATAAAAATAAAAGCTCTTCTTCTTCCTCTTCCATGTCTCTAATATATTTTTGCATTGCAACATAAAATATACTATGGATTTCAGTATTGATATTCTCAACCTTTTTATATACTTCAGGAATGAGTTTAGCAGGTACTGATTTAATCTCTATTTTAACATAGGGTTCAGAGATGAGTTCTACTATTTTCTGTTTCTTTTTAGACTTTTTAGTAGTTTGTTTTACTTCTTGTTTAGCTTCAGTCTTAATGGCTTCTAAGAAAGAGTTTAATTGTGCTACTGGTACTCTGTATTCTTTACCATCTACTTCAACCACTACAACTTGTGGCTTACGAGATTGTCTAGTCTTTTTACCACCACCGGCTGCTTCAGCATTATTAGGATTATCAGCATCACCAGTAATAACTGCACCTGGACCAACAATATCACCAGATGAATCATGTGTATTAGATACATGGTCAGCATCACCTGTAATAATTGCTACTTGACCAGATAATGTACCTGATGTTGCAAATGCTCTATATCTTGTAGAGCTACCTACAATGGTACTTCCTTGACCTACTAATACACCAGTAGATGTATGTGGTATAACTAATGCTTGTCTATCAGCACTACCTACAATTGTAGAACCTTGACCAACTAATACGCCTGAAGATGATCTAGGTGTACTACTATCAGCACTACCGACGATTACAGCACTTTGACCTGTTAAAGTACCTGTTGCTGTATGTGCTACTACTGCCGACTGTCTATCTGCGCTACCAACTACAGATGAACCTTGACCTGTAAGTGTTCCAGTAGATGTATGTGTTGCGTTTCTTTGTGCTGAACCTACTACAGAACCTATTTGTCCTGTTAATGTTCCAGTTGTTGCGTGTGTTATTAATGAGTTTAATTCAAGTGCAATAGATGCAAATGCAGATGGAGATGTACTGCCCCATGTAATAGTAGCAGATGTTTCACCACTATTTCTGTACATAACCTCCAACCCTGTAGTTGGATTGTTATATCCTGAATCATATATTTCTGTATAGCCTGTACGTTGTGTTAATGCAGCAGGGTTACTAGCATTAAATACTGCACCTATAATAGCATTAGCAGAACTAGGTGTTGCACCTAATACAGGTGCTGGTGTACCTGAAGCTATGTTACTTTGTATGGCACTACGAACAACAGCAGATGATCCTGCTTTGTCCATGCCTTTACATACAATAACAACTAAACCACCGCCAGATGTTGTGCCTGGTGCTTGTGTAAATACTGTACTTGTTGCAGATGTAATAAGTGCATCACGCACCCATACTTGCATAGTATCAGCAGATGTTGCCTTTACTGCTGTATTGACTACTGTATAAGTACCAGAACCACCAGAGTTATTATCTGTAGGAGCTGCTGTAGTTGTAGTACTTCCACTATTTGCTGTAACGATAACAATTAAGTCACCAACAGCAGGAGTGGTTGTTACAGTCTTAGTACCACTTGCTGTGGTAAAGGTAGGAGTACCTAACAGCGATACTGTAATCGCCATGGTTACCTCCTTTAAGCGCTAAGTGCTGTGTATGTCAAACTAGAGCAAGATACTGTATCACCGGCAGCTACTGTTAATCCGTTAGTCATGTTAATATCGCTACCTGATGCTGCTACTGCACAATGTATTACTACTGTACCGCCAGATGTTTGTAATGTAGCTGTTGCAACTGGGGAAGCATTACCTGTAGCATTAGTATCTGCTGTAATAGAGTTAGCTGTTGCTGTACCTGTTGATGATGCACCAAAAGCTGTTGCTGATAAAGATAATGTAGCTACTGCTGTACCTGGTGCTGATACTGTTCCTGTTGTACGAAATACTAACTTACCACTTGCACCAATAAGTGCCGTGACTGCATCTGTAGCAGCATTACGAGCTGCTGTTGAGTGTGTTACTGCCATTTTTGTTATCCTCTTGTTTAATGATATGTCCAACCATATTTACTACTTCAACTTTACCAGTATCTTTACGAGTAATTTCTAAAGTGAAATGTAATTCTGCTGGCTCTGTATTTAATGAAGTCATTACTCTACTCCCAATGCTCTACCATTTTGATCTCTAACAATCTTCTTAGGTCTTGAAATGGTTTGCATCATTTGTTGATGATTATTTGTTTGTTGTTCAACAAGACGTGCCATATTAGCATTAATAGCTTCTACAAGGCTAGATAAAGCATTGTTTGGTTGTTCTTGACCGAACTCATTTAGGCTAGTAAATGACTCAGGACTTACACCATTGATATTCATAGCTGTAGTCTTGATGTCTTTATTAGCTTGTAATTCAGCAATCATTAACTTAGTATCGTTTTCTAGTTTAGTTTTCCACTCATTGAAAGCCATCTCACGTTGCTTCATTTCGTAATCAGCAGCATCTTTACGTTGTTTCTCTTCTAGTTCAGCAGCCTTACGAGCATTTTCAGCTTGTACTTTCATAGCATCAATTTCTTTTTGAGCTTGAATAGCTTGTTCTTCTATAGAAGGACCTTGTGGTGCTGGTGGTGGATTATTAGCTGGGTTAGTCCAGAACTCTTCAGGGTTCTTAAATCCTGCGTTCTGTGTAAGTTTAGCTAACGCATTGTAAATCTTATCAGGTGATGTTAGACCAATTTGGATAGCTTCTTTTTGCATATTCAAGATAGACATTAGATGTGCTAATTGTTGATCTTTATTACCTGCACCTAAACCTACAGAGATAGATAAGTCATTGCGATCTTCCCATTCTCTTGGGTCTACTTCTACCCATTTGTTTCTCATGCGAACAATGTCAGGTTTAGTAAGTGTTGTTCTAACTAATCTATGAACTAACTTAAATAGTTCTTTCACACCTGTTTCAGCAAATGTTCTAGCTACTAACTCTATGCGTTGTTGTGACGCATTCATGATTTGTGCTACACCAGTAGCTGTCTTGTTTAGACTGTTAGCATCTAAACCTTGATTGTAAGCTGTAACACCTGTTCTCTTTTCTTTCATAGAGTCCATGTATTCAACCATACCGAATGATGATGCTGGTAATGGTGGGTGTGATAAAGGCATAATGCCTGAACCTGGATCACCTTCTACA